CTCTAATTCTTCAGATAATTTAGCTGACAACATAGATTGTAGTCTTGGAGTAAATGCTTCCTCTAGGGCTGCTTTGGCGTTTGAAAGAGCAACTTCACGAACAGCTTTAGCGTCGGCGATAGCCTCTTTTAAAATGTCATTTTTTGCCATTTTTTACTTGTTTTTTCTCTTTCGAGTCTCGTTTATAAATTGTACGGGAAATAAGGTTATTAGGAACCTTAATAGATTATTTTAAAAATCAGGGACGTCTTATTAGGAAGATCGTATGTTAACACACATACATATAGTAAGATGTTGGAAACCAAAAAAGGCGCCGAAAGGCGCCTTAATTGATATAATTATTTAATTCTTACTTTTTCCCACCGGGAGCAAAGAAAGAACATACTATTACCAGAACTACTAAACCTACAAATCCACCTTGACCTAAGCCAGTTACTAGAGATGTTAAGTTTGCAATTACATCAATACCAAATACAGACGTACCTGAAAGTACATACCATAAAATTGATACTGGAACCAACGCTAAAAATAATTTTCCTAGTCCACCTAAGAAATCATTTAATAAATTGAATACTTTTTCCATTTTTTTAGATTTAATTGATTAATAATTAGTTAAAATTTAAGACCTACACCCAATCCAAGATTGGTTGTCTTAGTACCTGTGTTGTACACCAAACGTGGGTCAACATAAACGTTTCTTGAAAAAGAAAACATTTTACCTACACCAAGGTCCATTTGTTCTGTGTCTAGTCCTAAATTAGAACCGAGGTATAAAAAACAACCTTTTGTGAAATAGCGTGCTTGGATGTCTACTTCTAGATCTCCTTCTACTTCTTGGTTAACGGCTGCGCTAACCATTAGATTGTCTGTAACACCATACCCGATTGAAGGGCTCACAGACCATTCAGTCCATGCTGTGTTTGAAATATCGCCAGTACCTACGTACCAGTCACCTTTTTCCTGTGCGTTTACTCCAGCTACCATAAGTAGTCCTAAAGTCAAACTTGTAATCATCTTTCTCATAATTCTTGTTTTCGTTAATATTATTTGAGTTGATAAATAAAGAGAATAGGAAATTTCCCTTTATGCTGTGTATGTGATAGAATATCTCATAGTTGTATTTTTGTCATAACCTTTTTTCTTGTTCGACATACGTACAACAAGATTTTATAAAAACCAAATTTTTTGTGGATTGTTTTTTAACACTTGCAAACTCCCGTGTTATCACATATGATATCACGGATAATAGTGTTTACATTGTTGTATTGATATGTTGACTTTTCAACGCCTTCTTGCAATGCTCTACCTTTTGGCGTCATAAACGCACCTTGTGTAGATGGTGTTGACACAAAGTCCCAACATAATAATTCAAAGTCATCTTGAACTTCAACGGTACCTTCATTAACATTGTCTTTTACCGAACCCATACCACGAGATGAAATACCAACGGTAATTCCGTTTCTAAACAGTTCTTTTAGTATATTACCTGCGGGCGTTGACAATATTTCTACTTCACCCATAACATCATCACCATCCCAATATACTTTAGTAATGTTGTGTGATACGTTTTGTAAATTTATTACAGATGATTCAGGGTGGTCTAATTCACCTAATGCACGACTTTCTCTAACAGGACCATTTACATAATTTTCGACTTCTCTTTCTAAAATTTCTCTAGGATAAATACGACCATTTTGGTTTTTAGCTTCTGCACGTTGAATAACGCCAGTAACTACTAATGGAGTATTTCTACTAATAGATTCTTCTATTATTTTTCTGTCTACTGTAAATGGTATATGTTCTGTTAATAGCATAGTTTTAGTTTGAGAATTCTCTTAGTTTATTTTCTAAATGTTTTAGTCGGGCACCTATTTCATGTACTTGTTTATTAGTTGATCTTAAAAAAGTACCCGAATTCATATCTAATTCTGTTTTTAGGCGAAAATTATGTGCTACAATTTTTTCAATTTCTTTGATCATCTTATTAACCTGTCTAATGCCTTTAGCTATTTTTTGGCGGGGTGAGGATTCAGTGTTACGTTTAAAATCAGTATATGAAACTTCATTTACTTTTTTCTTTTTCTTTTTAAATGCATAAGGTGTAGCGTATCCTGCTCCTGTACCTGCTTGGAATGAGGCATTTCCCCCTGTTACATTAGCTTCATCTAATTCGTCTTCTTTTATAAAAGCTAAAATTGACCCATCTTTAAGTCTTACTTTACCATTTTTGTGAAGTTCCTCCATTTCTTCTTGGGAAATTTGTAGATTTTTATCTTCATCTTCAGCTAATCTTTGTTTAGCTTGCCAATCGTGTATGTTAAATGGTTTACTCATGATTTTCTTCTTTTGTATCGAGAAAATTTATTTCTCAAATTTTTAGCCATTATTAAAAGCTCTCTTGCTTCTGGGTCTTTTTCTTGTGCAACTAAATCTTGTAGACGTTTAACTGCTTCGTCTATTTCTTTGTAAGTACGATCAAAGTCTGTTGTGTAATTAACATCCCAACTTACTTGACCCGTTTTGGGGTTTACTCCTGTTTGTTTGGTTGTAAAATCTTGATCTTCAGTTAAACGATTGAAGGTAGATTCTTTAACATTATATATGTCTTTTAAACTAACCATGAATTGATTTGAGTTCGTTTACTAATTCATAATAATTAAGTAAATTACTAACATTATCATCATGTACAGAAGATTTTTTACAAAGAGGTTTGATTAAATTTTGAGCCTCATTAATTTTAATCTTAACAACTTGATCAGTAACTGTGTTAGCATATTGAGTTAGTTGTTTTTTAACTTCTTTAATTTCAGAATTAATGTAAGTTTTTAATGAAGGACTATTACTAACAGAATTGACATACTCTTGAAGTAGAATCTTTTGGTTTTCTCCTAGACCTTTATACTTGTCATTAAATTTTTCAAGTAAAATCTTTTGTGTAAGTAAACGTGTGTTTTTATCTTCGTGATTGTATGTTTCCATTACCACGTTTTTCTTAACCTTTTCACTTGGTTTGGTAATATATTCAATTAATTGAACTTTAGAATCTACAATTGATAAAGGAGTGGCATCTTTATTTTCCGTAAGGTTATAAATGGATGCCATTGTTTTATAATTAGTGATTTTAGCTTTAAAAAAGTCGTTAAGGTCATATGTTGACTTTAATTCTTTAATTAAATTATACTTTTCACGTCTTAATTGAGAACGATTTAATTTGTTGTGTGCTTCTATAAGAGTATTGACTAATATAGTAGCTTTGTTTTCGTCCTGGTATGATTTAGTGGAGAGGGCGTTGTATATTTTATATTCTTTAAGTAATTCCGACTTAGAGTTAAAATATTTTTTGAGGATTGACAAGGCCTTATTACTTCCACCTGAAATGGTGTCGGAAGTTATCTGTCTTGTTAATAATTCAAACAGTATCCCAGTATTCTTGTACTTAGAGTGTTTAATTTTCATTATAAATTGCAGTTTATCTGATTATAAATATATAACTATTCTTCAGACTTAATATTTTTTTCAGATAAAAGACCATTGTCGTCTCCTTCCTTTAATATTTGTTTTTCTTTTTTAATTTTTTGTAGAGATGATTTTAAACCGTGGTAAACTGACTTACTTGGGTTGTAACTTTCAGCGGCAATGTCTGCTTTAGTTCCTTGTTTACCTAATGGATCTCTGCTAAAATTGGAATCTTCTGTACCATAGTTTGAAACACTTTGTTTAGGGGGACCAACTGGATTTTCATCATAGCCTGTTGGTACTTGATTTGGTCCTACTCCTTTGTCTCTTTTATTTCCGTATAAAGAAGCTAAATCGTGAGGTGTACCATATGATTCGCCTGATTCTGATGGGTCATTTCCTTCATTTTCAATTTGTGAAACTCTAAAGTTTTGCATTGCATCTTGAACCATTAGATCTTTTTCTTTATTGTATTGATCTGGACTTAAACCAAATAAATTTTCATAAACCCAATCACGAGACATTACTTTGTTGTCTAACATAGCACTTGCTACATCCATTTTAGCCCCATAAAGTTCAGTTTTTTCTTGTTCGTAAACAATAGATGGAGTTGTTAATTCAAGAGTAAAGTCAACTAATTTTTCATCTGTAAAACCTTGTGAATAAAGGTGTACTAAGGCAATTTTAGTCAATTCTGATTCTATAATTCTTTGAACACGTTCTACAGTACGAGCAAAACGAACATCCATAGATGCTAATGTAGATTTACCTTCAACTCCTTCTTCATAACCTAAATATGGTTTAGGTATTTTAAGAGCAGCCATCATTTTATTTTTGATGTATTCTATATCGGTAGTTCCATCATAATCTAAACCTTTTGTAGTGTCGATTTTAGTAGCTGAATCATTTCCTCTAACTGGTACATAAAAGTCTTCAGTCATGTTTTGGACATTAAACTTCATGTTATAATCACCTGTTTGTTGGTCAATGTGAGGTGTTTTTTTCATTTTCTGAACTGTGTCAGCCATAAATTGTTCTACCTGATCTGGGGGAATAGCACCTACATTCACATAGAATACTCTTTTTTCTGGTGCTCTCATTATACGGTGAATTAACATCGCATCTTCCATTAACATTAATTGTTTAAATACTTTACGAGCAGGTTCAAGATATGAACGTCCATAAGGTAAATAATTTGAATCTGTTAGTAAACGAAAGTGGGCAACTTCGTAATTTTCTAATGTAAATTGATCTCGTCTAATTGTGTTTGTAGCACCCGAGGCTAAACCATTAGGATCTAATGTAAATTGAACATATGCTGGATTTTCAGGGTCTGTTCCTTCTTCTCTTACTACTTCATAAGTTGATAAAGGTAAAACATTATAAACACCAAATTTTTCTGATACCTCTAATTTAAGATAAAAATCACCATACTTACACATGTTTCTAACCCAAGTAGCTAGATTAAATTCAATGTTAAGTACATCATAGAATAAATTATGTAATACTCGTCTTACATTTTCGTCAGATGAATTAATATTTAATACATCACCATATTGATTTCTAATTGTTGTTTCATCAGAAATAATGTCTAAAGCAGCTGCAATAATTGGGTCATGATCCATAGCTTCATAATCACTATAAAGCTGAAGACGCATTGATTGATAATTAAGAGTAGGATTATATTGTAATGATGAACCTACAGGTTTGTGTAAACGTGTAAATCTATCGTACAGTGAGTTAGATGCCAAATTCCCATATTTTTGAATTTGACCCGAGTCCATTATTTTTAATTGTTTTCCACCAACATTACGAATTATAACGTCGTTTGAAAATAATCTTCTTAATCTTGAAAATAAACTAGTGTCTGCCATTTGTTTTTATTTAATAATAAATATTATAGAAGCCAAGTTAGGTCTTCATCACTTTTACCATCACCCATATCCATTGTCCATCCAGCACCTTTTTTGTTGGTGCCACCTGAATAAATAGCGGGAGCGCTTCGTGACCAGTTACCTAATGCGGCTTTTGTAATATCTATTCCTTGTTGTGCAAATTTTAATGCCGTGTCTCTTACGTAACATGATGTAGCTAGAGACATTACTAAATCATCATTGTATCCTAATTGGGCTTCTGGTCGACCATTTTTCCATATAAATGTACGAAGTTCTTCCATTGTACGTTTACATTGAATTATGATTGACTTTTCTCTCATATATGCATCTAATTTTCCTATTACAAGAGGTCGTGTTTTTAAAGACATTGTAAATCCAGGAACCATTTTAGATTTGTCCATTACATCATATCCTTTTTGAAGGAATGCTTCTGCTGAAGTAGCTCCATCTCCTTTAGGTGAATGGTATAAATTAGTGTAACCTTTATCTATTATTACTTGTATTGTGTTCCAACCTATGTTAGCGTTTTCAACTACAAGTAATGCATTATTATATTCTGTAGCAATTGAAACCAACATATGACCAAATTCTTTAGTGCCAATTTGGGCTTTAAAGCTGGCTATTTGCTTACATTCTTCAATGTCTATAATGTGAAATGCTGAATAATCTTTACTGTCACCACGAGCAACGTCAGCTATGACCATATAATTTCTTGAATAATCTGGGTATTCCCACACATGAAAATTACCACCCATTCCCCTTTTTTCTACAGGGTCTTTAATAAATGTTTTATCGTAATAATTTAAAAGGTCAATGTCAATAACTGTATTACCTGAGGTTGTAAAATCGCAATCACATTCTTGGGCTGCCATTCTGTTACCTAATTCAGCTTCTTGTTGATCTCTCCATTCTTGGTTTCTTTCTGGATGTACAGTCCAAGGTAATCTAATTGTAGTAAAACCATTTTCATTATTTTCAGCTTTAACCCACATACGATGGAAAAAGTTACCAGTACCATTTGGAGTTGATAACACCATAGCACCACCACCCGTTGATAGTGTTTGTTGTGATGATGCCCAAATTTCTTCAATACGATTTTCTTCAATAAAGGCCGCCTCATCAATAATTAGAAAAGAAATTGCTTCTGATCTACCAGCATCACTTGCTGCTGATACTGCCTTAATTTGAGAACCATTTTTTAGTCGGAGTGCTAATTTGTTTTTTTCAACAAAACCAATTTTAAGCCATGATGGTAATTCATCATACATAAATTTTACCTTTGTTACCAAGTTTTTAGCTGTGTCTTGCTTAGTTGCAATTACAAGTACGTTTGTATCTCTACTAAATAACATTTTATGTAAAGATTTACCTGCGGCTAATGTTGAAATACCTAACTGTCTAGATTTTAAAATAATATTTCTATCATTTTTATCTAATATAGATAATGTTTTTTCTTGGAAAGGGTACAGATTAAAATTAATTCTACCTCTGGTTGGGTGTTGTATCATGCAATATTTCTTCATGAAATATACAGGATCTTGAGCACATTTAATGTACTCTTGTTTTATAATCTGTTTTATGTTTTGTTGTGCCATACTATATGATATACATATATTACAAAGAAGCTAGAGTGTCTTTTATTTGTTTAATGCGATTTTCTGTAGAACCTTGTAAATGAGCTAACTTTTTAATTGATGGTTT